TCCATGACGCGACAGGCTGGGAGATCAAGCGCATCAAGGGGCTGCTATGACGACCAAGTTCTGCACCAGCTGCCAATGCACCCGAGAGCTCGATGGCGGCGTCTACAAGCGCGGCAAGAGCACTGCCAGGTGGATCTGTAAGCCTTGCGTTGAGAAGCGCTCTGAGAGTCCGTACAGGAATCATTCGGGCCGTCTGACGCCTGACCAGCACGTCAGGAAGCTGACCTCACATCTGCGGTGGCCGTGATGGCGATCGCACTGTTTGGTGTGCTGCTGATCACCATCGGCGGCCTGGTCGGACTTGCGGCGATGGGGATCTGGATTGCGCTGATTGCTGGCGAGGATGAGGCAGATTGGAATTGAGCGCGATGCCTGACAACATCGTGCAGTTCACGCTGCCCAAGAAGCCGCGGATCAAGGAGAAGGAGCCGGCACCGGATCAGAGGAAGCTCGCCGTCATCCCGATCCGAGCGGCTACGGACAAAAGCCTGACCGAAGGCATGATGCGCACCCTGCTTCTGGTTGCCAGCTACTGCAACCGAGCTGGGATCACCTGGGTCGGGCAAGCACGCCTGGCGCAAGACCTGGGCGTCAGCAGGCAGGCCATCACCCGGCAAGTCGGCAAGCTGGTCAAGGCCGGCTATCTCGAGGTGGTCAGCAAAGGCTGGCGAGGCGAACGAGCCAACAGCATCCGGCTGATCTTTGACAAGAGCATCGACGCCGAGACAGCGATCGCCGTCACCAGCCGGATCGAAGACACCAGGCCGCCACATATGAAGGAGCAGCAAATGCAAGACATGACACCAGATCCAGAAGGATTGAAGCGCATCCACGACATGATCAAGGGTGCAGTCAAACCCGTCACACAACCAGCAAAGGAGTACCAGATGCCGAAGTCAGGAGACACCGTCACCGTTGCAAAGATGAAAGAACAGATCGCCAAGAAGAAGCAATCCAATGCCGACCATAGGCAACCCCTAGAGGTTGCCAATGTAGAGCCGTCACATAGGCAACCTGAGCCTGTGGATAACTCAGTACATAGGCAACCTCATCGGCTACATCCAGAGGTTGCGCTAAACACAAAGAACATAGGTATAGATAAGGTATTAAGGTTATTTTTAAATAAAGGTTTTAATGTTCTAAGCAACCAAGAAGTTGTTGAGGTTGTTGCTGAACATGTAAGCGTTTCTGAAATTGAAACACTGATCGATAGGTTGTCAGAACGCTACGCATCCGAAGGCCTGGCGCTACCGACCGATGGCGCGGTGCTGGCAAACGACCTGATCATGCTGCAAGCGGATGAGCTGACAGCGCGGCATGGCGTTTAAACGAACGAGAAGGCACCTACAAGGCGCGATCATGGGTCAGGTGATAGGCAGACATGGGTCAGGCAGGAAAACGGCTTGTAGCGCGTTCTGTGCGGTCTGTACAAAACCCATACGTTCGTCTGCGTGTTGGACGTGTACGGCAGGCAGGGGGTGCGCTGACGTGTCTGCATCTGACCGGAGCTCGAGGCCTGCGGTTCTGCAAACGCATCTGGTTGCCAGCTTGGCATGTACGTTGTCAGAAAGGCACCCCTTCCCCCCTCCCCCACACGGTGGCGTTGCGGGGCTCCCCCAAAAATTTTCCTTACTTTTTCATGGAGGTTGGTATGGCTTATGAGATGAGACCTGGACAAGGCTCTGCTTTCAAGAACGACAAGAAGACGGAGGACTGGCACCCGGCGTACCGTGGTCGGATCATGTTGCCGGATGGGTCGGTGCATTGGCTGGACGCGAGCCCGAAGAAGACCAAGGCTGGCGAGACCTGGTTGGCGATCAAGATCGGTTCTCAGGTGGCTGGTGGTGAGCCGTCTGCGCACAACCAGGCGAAAGCGAATGGCTACCAGCCGCAGCCGTCGAATGACGAAGACATTCCGTTCTGATGGCTGCGAAGAAACAATCCAACGTGGTGCCGCCCTTGACCAACTGGGGTGGTACTCGCTCGATACAGCGTCGGTTGGAGCGCTCAAACACCCTGATCCAGAACCGTGAGGCTGTCAGCTATGCCTTGCTGTGCATGGCCAATACCAAGATCACGGACATCATGACCTGGGATGAGGACGGCAACGTGAAGGTCAAGGCTGCGCACCAGATCCCTGAAACCGCTTTGCAGGCGATCAAGAAGGTCTCGGTCAGGACGGACAAGGAAGGCAACAGCTTTTTGGACATCGAGCTGTATGACAAGGTCGGCGTGCTGCGGTTGCTGGCAAAGGCGTCTGGCTTGCTGGACAACCCGGATGAGAATGACAAACCGTCTGTGATTGATGTGAACGTGGTGGCCCCGCCATCTGGCGAGCAATGAGTCTTTGGAGGAAACGTGTCAAGAACGAAAGAACAATCGGACAAAGCAGTCTCGGGCGCGGGCCTGAACCTGGACTTCTCACAGAGCCCAGTGATTTACGACTTCATCCAGAGCAACGCTTTTGTGCAGGGTCTGATGGGGCCGGTGGGCTCGGGCAAGTCATACGCCTGCGCGGCCAAGATCTTCCTGAAGGCCATCAAGCAGAAGCCTTCGCCGATCGACAACATCCGGTACACCCGCTTCGCGGTGGTGCGAAACAGCTACCCGATGTTAAAGACCACGACGATCAAGACCTGGCTGGATCTGTTCCCTGAAGCCACGTTCGGCCCGATGCTGTGGACGCCGCCGATCACGCACCACATCCGACTACCCGCCCGCGGGGATGCCACCGGTATCGACTGCGAGGTCATCTTTCTGGCGTTAGACCAGCCCAAGGACGTCAGAAAACTGCTCTCGCTTGAGCTGACCGGTGCCTGGGTCAACGAAGCCCGAGAACTGCCCAAAGCGGTTATTGATGGCCTGACCCACCGGGTCGGGCGCTACCCAACCAAGCGCGACGGTGGTGCGACCTGGCACGGCATCTGGATGGACACCAACCCGATGGACGATGACCACTGGTGGCACAACATGGCCGAGAAAGAGAAGATGACCGGCCCGTATGCCTGGCGGTTCTGGAAGCAGCCTGGTGGCGTCATGGAGGTCGACGCCGATAATTTGCCCGACAACCCCGAGGCCAATGACCACGTCTTCTCTGCCGGCAAGTGGTGGAAGGTCAACCCGCAGGCCGAGAACATCAACAACCTGCCAGGCGGCTACTACCCGCAGATGCTGCTAGGCAAAAACCTGGACTGGATCAGGTGCTATGCGGGCGGGCTGTACACCTATGTGCAGGAAGGTCGACCGGTCTGGCCTGAGTACGAAGACTCGACCATGTCGGGCGACACCGAGGTCGAGCCGGGTGTGCCGATCCAGGTGGGTCTCGACTTTGGTCTGACGCCTGCGGCCACGATCGGGCAACGCCTGCCGAATGGCCGGTGGTTGATCCACCATGAGATTGTGACCTTCGACATGGGTCTTGAGCGGTTTGGGATGCAGCTGCTGGCCGAGCTCAACCAGCGCTATCCCAACCACCAGGTCATGCTCTGGGGCGACCCGGCAGGTATGGCGCGGGATGCCATCTACGAGGTCACCAGCTTTGAGTTCTTGCGCACGCTGGGGCTCAGAGCTCAACCGACTGCCAGCAACGACTTTAAAGTGCGCCGGGAGGCCTCTGCCGCCCCGATGCAGCGCCTGATCAACGGCAAGCCTGGGCTGATCGTCAACCGCAGCTGCAAGCTCCTGCGCAAAGCCTTGGGCGGTGGCTACCACTTCAAGCGCGTGGCGGTCGGCGCAGGCCAAGAGCGGTTCAGGGATGCACCCAACAAGAACGAGCATTCGCACATCGGTGATTCGTTTGGCTACCTGATGCTGGGCGGCGGTGAGTACAACCGCATGACCCGCTCGCTGTCCTATGGTGCAGCACCACCCAAGCCGGTGACCGCGAGCATGGAGTTCAACCCGCTTGATTGATATATCCAGCTGATATCAAAGCGGCTTGTATATGACCAATTTCCAATAGAATCTAATGCTATATGGACGACAACATCGAGATCGATCTGAACATCTCGCATCACTTCAGTGATGGGGTGTATGCGCGAAAGATGCTGCTGCCTGCTGGGCATTTCGCTGTGACGCACGCGCATGAGTACGACCATCTGAGCATTCTGGCTGCTGGAATTGTGGAGCTCGAGGCTGATGGCGTGGTGCAGATGCTGCGTGCGCCGGCGTGCGTGACCATTCTGGCGAACACGCATCACCAGATCACAGCGCTCGAGGATGCGGTCTGGTTTTGCATCCACGCAACCGACGAGACCGATGTCGACAAACTGGATGAAGTTCTGATTAGGAGGTAGTCATGCCATTTTGGATTGCAGCCGCGATTATTGGTAGTGCGGCCTACAGCGCCAACGAAGCACGCAAGTCGCGCCAGCAGGCCGAGTCTCAGCAACGCGCCGCGCTTGAGCGACAGGCTGCAGATCAGGCGGCATTTCAAACAAAACTGTCTGAGCAGACTTCTGTCTTTGGCAGGCAGGCTGGTGCGCTTGAGGAGCAGTCAAGGCTCGCGAAAGAGCAGCTTGCATCCACGACGAAGGCAATGTCTGAGCAGCTGTCGGTCGCACAAGATCAGCTTGCTCTAAACACGAAGGCCTACGAGTCAGGTGTCTCGCAGTACGAGGCTTCGCGCATGGAGATGGAGCGCAAGGCCAAAGAGATTCAAGGTCAGATCGATGAAGAGCGCCGCAAGGCTGCAGAGCAGCAAGCAACCCAGCTCAGAGCTCGCACCCGCGGCGGTCGTCGCGCCCTGCTCTCTCAAGAACGTCTGACGCCCGAGCTCGGCATCACACAAGACACCCTGGGCGCTGGCATGGGAATGATGTAATGGCGACCGGCCCAACCCAGTACCAGAAAAAGCAGGCCGCACGTCGTGCGACTGCAGACATTGAGCGCCTGGCCAAGACGTATCAGACCGGTCTGTTCGATGTCGCCCAACAGCAGGCCACTGGCTTCAAGGACTGGACTGCTCAAACTAAAGCGGTGCTTGATCCCTACGAGGCCGCTGTCAACAGATACACGCAGCAGGATTTCCCGGCGTACCAGAGTCAAGTGCTGGCTGCCAACGCTGCATTTCAACAACAGTCGCAGGCATACGCGCAAACGATGGCGACATATGACGAGCAAGTCGCGGCATATACGCAGCGCTTGAATGCGTACAACGCAAGCCTTGCCAGCATTGCTGCAAACCCATCTGAGCGAGTGAATATCACCGCGACATCTACGGGGCGATCAGGAACGGCCTACAACATCGGTGGCCAACTGTATTCGCCTAACAACCTGCCGTCTGGGTACTTCGTTGAAAACGTGACCACTCAAGGAACCAGCAGAGGGCAAACAGTCAATGTCACGCAACAGCAGCTGTTTCGGACACGCGACGTTCCGACATTCAACGAGGCACCGCCGCAAGCGCCAAGCATCTCTGCGCCGACGCTCAGTCTGCCATCACCACCTTCTGCACCAGCGCAGCCTCAGTTGCCGACGTTTGAAACAGGTCAGTTTCAGCAAAAGCGCGAAGAGCTCGGCAAGACATTTGAGCGCGAGGTCGGTGAGCGCAAGGCAGCAAAACAAAACGTAGTCATGCGGCGCATGAGCCGCGGCATGTTGGAAGGAGCTTGAGATGCCAGGTCTATACGAAAACATTCACGCCAAGCGCGAGCGCATTAAAGAAGGCTCCGGCGAAAAGATGAGGAAGCCCGGCTCGGCTGGTGCGCCAACCGATGCTGCTTTCAAGGCGGCTGCCAAGACGCGCAAGACTAAGCGCCCAATGCTGGACGAGTACCAGATCGACAAGGACGGCTAATCATGGAATACAAGACGCCACTCGGTGGCAAGCGCTTAAAGCCAGAGGAAATCATCAAGCGCCAGGCTGCAGCTCAGACCAAGAAGGATGAGTTCCAGCAGCTGTACCAGGATGCCTACGAGTTTGCCCTGCCCCAACGTCAGCTGTATGGCGTCTGGGAGGGTGGCGCGACCGGCAGCAAAAAGATGGCGCGGGTGTTCGACTCGACCGCCATCAACTCGACCCAGCGCTTTGCCAACCGTCTGCAGAGCGTTGTTTTCCCGCCACAGCGCAAGTGGTCGCGGCTTGAGCCCGGCCCGTCGATCCCGCTTGACCGCAAGCAGATGGCGCAAGCGATCCTCGATGCGTACAGCGACAAGATGTTCGACGTGCTGAAGCAGTCCAACTTCGACATCGCGATCGGTGAATTCCTGCTGGATCT